ATAGCTGGTATTCGGCTTCCAGTTGTTCTTGCGTTTTGTCGGTTTTCGGTTTATCGCCGGTTCCACTGCCCGCTTTGGGTGGCTCTTGGTTGGCGGCGGGTGGCGTGATTAAGTCTTTCGGCAAGCCGAATTCATGGGTGCGTTTGGGTATAGCGTCTAGCGCTTGGTTGAATACGCTGGTTTCACCCGTTAATGCTTTAAAAGCATCTTTAAGTTCTTTGGTGTCGCCAATCGCCGCCTTTAATAGGCGTTCAGGGCTAATCTTGTCCATTGCCTCATAAGCGGCAATGCCTAAGTCCGCTATCGTTTGCCCCGTCCATTTAATGCCTTCAATCACGCGCCCTAAAAACTGGAAGGCTTTTACCGCAACATCGGCATTTTTAACGATTTCAGTCAGCCCGTTAATCACGCTTTGCGCGATTTCGGCAAATTGTTGTTTGGTTTTCGGGTCGGTTAGAACGTTGTTGAGTTCTTCCAGCGCTTCTTTGGCTTTATCCAGACTGCCGTTATCACCGACTAATAAATTGCTAAGATTGTGTTTGACCGCCGTTAATGCGCCGCCGAATGTGTCCCGTGCTGCTTTGGCCGCGCCGTCGTAGGTTTCTTTCAAGGCTTCCAGAATAATGCCTTGCGCCTCGCTGGTGCGGCCTGTTTCTTCCAGCCATTTGATTAACTGCTTTTGTTCCTCGCCGAATTTAAAACCTTGCCGACTAAGCGCGGCCATGCCTTGGCTGGGCACATCCAGCGCGCGGCCTATCATTTCCGCCGCACTGGCTATGTCCATGCCCATCCGTGCGGCCATATCGGCGGAGGCTTGTTGTGCCTTAACAAAGGTCTCGCCAACAATGCCGCTAAAGGCATATAAGGTCGTTTGCGCTTTGGTAATGCTGTTGGTGTCAAAAGTGGAAGCGTCGGCCAGCGCTTGCCCCATTTGATTAAGTTGCTCTTGATTAAAGCCCGCCGCTTCCCCTGTCGATTTTAAAACGGCAGCCAGTTGCGCTTGGTGTTTTTCAAGGTCGATAGTGTTTTGGATAATGGCTTTAACGGCCGTTTCTCCATAACCGGCGGCCATGCCCGCTAGACTTTTTGCAGTGGCTTTAGCTTCGGCTTGCAACGATTTAAGGGCTTTTTTTATTTTTCGATTGGTTTCTTCAGCCTTGCGCTCGGCTTTATTCATGCCAGAGATAAAGTCTGCTGTCTTAGCGACTAAATCCAGCGTTAAACGACCAAGATTAAAACTTGCCATTCGTTAACCGTTGTCACCTTGCAGACAATTAGCCTGCATGTGTTCGCTAAATTCAACCGCTTGATTATAGCGCTCGTACCGCTTTGCTTTTTCGCTGCTTTCTTTGCGTTCCATCGGAGCACTAAAAGCCGCTTTTATCGCAATGGGCAGTTGCTCTGGATGTTGTTTTGCCCAGCTTTGAATAGCCGCCTGTACGACTTCTGGCGTGTCGCCGTTATAGCGTGCAATATAGGCGGCCTGTGTATATTTTCGCAAAGCGTCGCATCGCGCCGCTCGTTCGTTCTGCGCTTGTTCAGCGGCTATTTCTTCTTGCCTAAATGGCGCGGTAATCGACTGGCACGTTACCGCAAGAAGAATAAGGCCACCTAATACTATCCAGCCGATTTGTTTAAGCAGGAAGTTGTTGTTGGTGGTTAGCAGATGTGCCGCAGCCAGATATTTAAGCCATTTCATACCGCGCGTCCCTTTTCTCCGTTAAAAGAGGTCGCACCTTAGCATGCCTTACGCCCATTGTTTTATCGCTTCTGTAAGGTCTGGCATTTGCGGCGCGGGGCGGCTCTCATACGGCAGAAAGTCGTACCGGTCGAGACCTTTCACGCCCGCCAGCTGGCAGGCCGTCAAGCACAGCAGCGCCATTTGCCGGTCGCCGCGCAAGCCAAAGTGCAGGCTGCCGCGCTTTCTGCGGTAGGCCATCCAAGCGAGGAACTCGGCATAGGTCAGGCGGCGCTTCGCTTCTGCGATGGTCCGCCCGCCAATGCCTAGCATGACTAATTCATGCCAGGCTTCATCTTCCTCGCTGAGTGCTTTCCCGCACCGTTGACCTCATTCATGGCAATCAATAGCGCCGTGATGAGCGAGGTGCACAGCACTTTGCCATCTTGTCCGTGGATTTGCTGCGGCGTGTAGAGCGTTTTGCCGTTTTCATCGCACAGGCTGGCGGCTAAGTTTCTTGCAATCATGGCGCTTTTATCGCCTTGCTCGCTTTCGCGCTCCTCAATCGCGCCATAGACGGTATGCCAGCTTAGCGGCTTAAAGTAGACCTCGGTCTTGTGGGTCTGTCCGCCTTGTTCCCATTCGATGGTTTTCTTGACCGGGGCGGCCAGCGAAAAAGCGCCTTGCAGTTCAAATAAATCACCCATTGTTTTGCTCCTTAGGCTTTGGCTATCCATTGTGCAGCGCCGGTGCGCTGTATGGTGACTTGTGTCGATACGGCTGTATTTTGCGCAAAATCGAACGGAAAATCGCTAAAATAGCCGCGAAATACAAACCATGTGCGCGTCGCGGGAAGGCTAAAATCATCGTCCGTGGCATTGACGGACGGCGCGTCTTTGCCGTCGCTCCAGCCCACAGCAAAGACAATATCCTTATCTTCGGCATCGTCGCTTTCGGTCAGTTGGTGCATTCTTAAATGCGTGCTGTCTTTCGGGTCGACCAGAATAGTCATGCTCGCCTGCCCCGGCGTTCTTAGGCCGGGCATATAGCGGCGCGTGCTGTCGGACAGGCAGGTGATTTCGATTTGGTCGGCCGGATTGCCGCCGGGGCTAAAGGTGGTGGGACAGCCGATTTCAACAACCTCCAGTTGTTTCGGCGTTAAAGGCTTGCCGGTGGCGGGGTCAAGTTTGCGAACTAACATATAGATGTTAGAAAGTTGCGCGTTAATCGCCATGTTGTCGCTCCTGTTTTACGCGGGGTCGGTATTTAAAAAGGCTATATCAAAACTGGAGCGCCAAACCTTCGCCGCCGGTTCATAGGCTTCATCACCGTAACGGGTTATCTCGCCTTTATTTAGCAGGTGGTTAAATAACGCTTTGGCCACTTCCCGTACTTGGTGAATAGTGCCTGCGTAGGCATCCAGTTGAATAATAACACGGTCTGCCGGATGCTCGCCGTTTAATGCGGTTATCGGTTCGCCGCCTATGCGTTGCCAAACCGCATAGGGCAACGCGCTATCGCGCGGTGCATGGGCAAAAGGATATAAGCGAAAAGGCTTTTTACCTAAATAAGCCTGTAGCCTGGGTTCCTCTTTGCAAAGTTTAAAGAGTTCTGGCGTGTGCATGGTTTCTCCTAGGCCACTTGGCCTTTTTGGGCGGCGCGTTTTATGGCGCGGTCAAGGGCTTTTTGATATTCGCTAATAAAGGTGTTAGTGGCTTCTTGTGCGCTTTCTTGCAAGGCCGGGCGCATAAAGGGTTTTGCCCTGGTTTTAACCGTGCCAAATTCAACCAAGCGCCAATACCAAGTGTCTTTGCCGGGGTTGGTGTCGTTTTCTTTTTTGCTTTCTGCGCCGCCTCTTACGCCAATTCTGAAACCTAAATCGCCGGTTTTTTTAAAGAGCCGGTTGTTCCAGCGTACGGCGATATTTTTAATGATGTTTTCGGCGGTTTTCGGGTCGTCAATGTGCGCCGCTCTTAATTTGGCCGCAGCGGCAATGACATTAGCCGCCTTTCTGCCCGCCGTGCGCCCGCCTTTGTAGCGGGTTTCTTGCTTTAAGGTTTGCAGTTTGGCGGTTAAGGCTTGCAAACCTTGCATATCGATTTGTATGTCCATTAGGCGGATACCGTTTTAAGCAGCAGGGTTAAATAGTCTTGGCCGCTGTGTTTGTCCGGCAATGCGCCTTCAATGTGATAAGTCGCATGGTTATGGATTAAGCGCATGCCCGCTTTAATGTCTGCACGATAACGGATAATCGCTCTTGCGCTAATAGCGCTTTGCGCGGCGCTCGCTGCAATAAAATCCCTTGCCGATAATGCTTCAATCCCTGCCCATACTGCGCCTGCTGATTGCCAGCTTTCCATCATCGCGCCGCTGTTTTCATCTTGCCTGTACTTAAGTGTTTTTAACTCGACACGGCTTCGTAAGCGTCCGGCTTGCATGGGGTTTACCTAATGACTATGGGTTTGCCGGATAGGTCATACGCCGGTATCGAATGGTCGGCTTCGCTTTCGCTCATTAACTCGTCCGCCAGCCGGTTATTGCTGGCCGCTAAGGCGTTAATCGCGTCGCTTTGGATTTGCAGCGCCTGCGTTTGTAGTTGCAGTGTTTGTATCAGTTTCTGTAAGTCGTCGTTCATGCGGTTGCTCCCGTTTAAAAGCGCGTTCCAGCGCGATTTTTGCCCATTTGTTTATCCATTCGCGGCGCTTTTGGCAGCCCTCGCAAAACATGATTTAAACCTTCCAGTATTTATACGGCAGCCATAAGGCATCGACCGCGTAAGGCACTTTTTGCAGCAGTTTTTCATTAACCGCTTCGCGCTGCGCGTACCAGTGGCCAATTAACAATAACGCGCCTTGTGTTATCGCCTCGGTTAATAGCAGCTCATGGGTTCGCTTATCGTCATCCGGCAATTTATCCGGCGGCAATATCAGTTTGCGGCCTGTCCATAGCTCAAAAGCCGACAAGGCCGCGTTTTGGTAAGCGGTTAAAAGCGCATCTTCGGCATCATGGTCAATGCGTAGGTGCTGCTTGAGGTGGGTTAGGTTAAGCATAAACCCCTCTTTTTGTCTTGACGTTATTTGTAGTTGTCGGTACAATATCGCCATGAAAATCGAATTTGACCCCAAAAAAGATGCGCTTAACCTTGATAACCACAAGGTTTCTTTGGTGCTGGCAGAACGCTTTGATTGGGATGCCGCGCAGATTGAAGAAGATAAGCGCTATAACTATGACGAGCAGCGCATGCGCGGACTGGGCTTTATTGGGGACACTTTGTTTCATGTGGCCTTTGTGGAACGCGAAGGCATAACGCGGGTGTTCCACTTGCGGCCAGCCACTAAGCAGGAGTTTAAAAAGTATGTACGTTACCTTGCCGGACGGTAGAAAAATCCGCATGCCGACCGATGAAGAAGATGCCGCTATCCGTGCCGGTATCGCGGCAGACCCGGAGGCACAAGAGTTAGACGATGAATTTTTCCGCAATGCTCGCCCGGCGCGTGAGGTGCTTTCGCCTGAAATGTACGCGGAATTAACCGATAAAAGCAGGCCGGTGGTTATCAGTCTGGTCACGGACGAAGAAGACCGCGAAAGACAAAAGCGCAAAACCGGTAGACCAACGCTTGAAGTGACGCGCCCAAGAGTGACCTTACGCCTTGAGCCGCCGATACTGGAACACTTGCGCTCAACCGGCAAAGGCTGGCAAACCCGCGTCAATGCGCTGCTGCGCGAAGCCGTGGAGCAAGGGCGGATTTGATGGAGCAAACGCACCTTATCGTGCTTGAATACCTTGCCAAGCACGGACAGCAAATGGTTTTGACGCAAGACGTTAATATTGGGCTGAATGAGGCTGATTTGGCGGCATGCCTTAATTATTTGCAAGGACATGGCATGGTGACTTGCGGGGTAATCCCCGTTTTTTCGGCAACGCGACTGCCCATTTCCGCGCAAATAACCGTTAAGGGTATTGATTATTGGCGCGAAGACGGCGGTTTGACCGCTGAATTGAGCGTTATAACGGTAAAACTTCATCAGGATACGCTTACAGCCCTGATAGCCGCCCGTGTGGGGCAGTCAGATTTGGCGGATACAGAGAAAAGCCGACTTCTGAAAAATTTAAAGGCTTTGTCGAAGACGGGCGCAGAACACCTTGTAAAAAAATGGGTGGATTATGCGTGTGAAAATTCCCCGACACTAATTCCGTGGCTTCAAACAGTTCTTGTGAATTCGACCGCCGGTTGAAGATAACGGCAGCCCCCGGCCAAAGTTGAACGCAAAGGCTTTCTGCTGCCAAGTTATAAGTGCGCAGTGCCAGCGTATCGCCTAAATCCAATGCGCATAACCTTGCATTATCAAAGTGCTCATTATTCATGCTTTAAATCCTCTTTAAAATCGCTGGCGTTTGTTTTTAACGCCAGCGGGTTTTGTGGGGGGGCTACGGCAAAAGCCTTTCCCACGGCAGCGCTGCTGCTAAATGCGCTAATGCAAAAATAAACGGGGACGCGCAAAGTAAAATTAACCCAATACCAATACAGGCACGAATAAACGGCGAAAGTTCACCCTGTATCTCTACGTCTTTTAAACCTTGCATGCGAAAAATCCCCTTGCTAAACTTTTTTAAAGGTCACGTCCTACCTTCACTAGGGGCGATTTCCTAAAACCCCGCCAGTGGGTCGCTGGCGGGGTTTTGTTTTTTGCGCTTATTTACTCAACCTGAGCACCTTCACGGCTTGGCTGTCAACCAAGATGCCGCCTACCCGCTTGGTGGTGTAGAAGCTCACATAAGGTTTGTCGGTGTAGGGGTCGCGCAACATGCGCGTGCCGATACGGTCAATGATGCTGTAGGCTCTGGCAAAGTCGCCAAAAATGACGGCGCTTTTGTCTTTGCCAAGGGCGGGCATGTCTTCGTTGGTGACGATGCTAAAACCCAGCAGGGACGACGGCTGACCGGCTTGTAGGCCCGGCTGCCAGAGGTAGTTGCCTTGGCTGTCTTTGAGCTTGCGCACCTCGGCCAGCGTTAAGGTCGCCATCATCCAGCGGGCGTTGCCTTGATAGCCCGATTGCAGCGCGTAAATCAGCGACAGCAGCGCGTCGCCGTTGATTTTGGCTTCATCGCCATTTTTGATGAACTGCAAGGTGCCAAACGCGCGCGAAGCATCCGTATCAAGGCTCATCGGCGCGTTTAGCAAGCCTTTGGGCTGCTTTACGCCGTTGCCAGAGAGGAAGGCTTTGCCTTCATGCGCGTTAAAGGAACGGGTGACTTCTTCGCTTATCCAGCCTTCTACGTTGAAGTACACATCATCCAAGCTCTGCTGCGTCGCTTTCGGGTTGGCGTAAAGCTCGTGCACGTCCGCCGATATTTGCGTGAGCTTCGGCGTGCTGGTTTCAGGGCGTGCCTCGGTTTCGTCCACCCAGCCTGCGCCCGCGCCGCCTAAGTTGACGTTGCGCTTGTATTGCGGCGTGCCGACGGTAATCAGGCTGCACACTTGGCGCATGGGCGAGACCGCTTTCAGTAGCTCCAGTACGTTACGGTCAAGTTCTTCCGGCACAGCATAGCCGCCGTCCGCGTCCACGCCAACTTGCGCGGCTTTGCTGCGCAGCGCCTGCCCTTCTTCGCCTTTGCGGACAAAGCGGATAAAGGCTTCTTTGTAGGCGGTATCGGCCTGCTTTTCATGGGCAGGACGTTTGACCGCTTTCAATTCTTCCTGCAATTGGCTTTTGAGTGCGTCCAGCTCGCCCAGCTTTTCATTGAGGCTGTCTACCCGCTCGGATAGTTTGGCTTTTTCTTGCGTGACGGCTTCCAGTTTTTGGTCATTGGCCTTTTTGAAGGCTTCAAACTGGCTACCCAGTTCCTGTGCGACTGCCTCGAAGTCTTTAATATCAGTGCTCATTGTGCGTTTCCTATGGATTGGATAAGGGTTTTCATGGCGGCAAGTCCTTTGTCCGCATCGCGCGGGCAGGCGGCTTTGTAGCCGCTTGCAATAAAGGCTTTGGCCTGTTTGCTCGAAAACCCTACATCCCGTAGGGCGCGTTCGACTTTCGACGGCGGGGGATGCTGTCCCTTCGCCAGTAGTTGCTTGACCTCAGCAATACGCGCTTCATCGTTGGCCGGAAAGGTCACCAAGGACACTTCCCATAGGTCGATTTCTTTTAAAATCCAAGCGTCTTTTGTGCGGTCATGGTCAAAGTCTTTTAATAAGTAACCAATGGACAGGCCGCTAATGCTGCCTGCTTTTAAATGGGCATGGGCGCGTTTGGCGAGCGGGTCATCTTCAATCAATAAGCGACCTTTCACATAAAGACCATGCGCATCTTCTTTCATCTCGGTATAAACGCCGATAGGCTCGCGCGTGTCGTGCTGCCATAACAACGCCGGATAGCTGCCTTTGCCTCGCCATTCATTAAGGCTTTTTTGAAACGCGCCCGCCTGAACAATATCACCGGCACTGTCTTTGATATTAAAGACGCTGCCGTAGCCTTCAAATTCGCCGCTGTCTTGTACGCTTTTTAATTCAAGCGCAACGTCAAGCCGGTTCTTGGTCTGCATCGCCGTCACCTTGCGGTTGGTTGGTATGAGGGGTCATATTGAGCGGGGTTAAATAAATGTCGCCGCCTTCGCGTGGGTTCATTTCTTCCAGTTCGCGGATTTCATTCGGGCTGATGGCCCCGGTTTGCATTAAGCGCACATAGAACTCGGAACGCGCTTTGCTGTCACCACGCAATAACGCGCTGGTGGTAAATTTGGCGGAATATTGGTTGCGCTCAGTTTTATCCAATAAGCCCACTTTAACACGTTTTTCAATGCGCGTTAAATACGGAATTAAGGAAAAACGCACAAATGACATGCTCATGTGTTCAATATTATTGAGCGTCATTTTTTCCAGATTGGCGACTAAATGCGGCGGTACGCGAAACAGGCCGCAGATTTGCGCTTCGTTCATTCTTCGCGCTTCAATAAATTGGGTGTCTTGCATGTTGAGGCTGATCGGCTTCCACTTTAATCCGGCCTCTAAAATTAAATTGCCAAAGGCGTTTTCTGTGCCGCTGTGTTGCGCTTCAAAACTCTTTTTTAAGATGTCGTAGGCTTCTGCCGTCAGTGTGCTATCGGTTTCTAGCACGCCGGATACGATGGCACCGTTTTTAAATAAGGTGGCGGCGTGTTGTTCCATCGCTTGGTTTAAGCCTAACAACTGCCGCGCGTGCGATATGGGGTTTAAGCCAATCAGGCCGTCTTGTGTGGGCAGGCGTACATGCCAGAGTTCATCTTGCGTTAATAGCCGCTCGCCTGCTTTAAAGCCTACTTTGTAGGTGACGGTCCAGTCGTCATTTAATATCGGCGTGACAATATCGGGGCTAACCGGCAGTAATTCGCTGATTTGCCCCAGCGTTTTAACTTTGTAAGCGTAGAAGTTGCCGCGTAAGCACAGGCAGACCATGAGCAGTTCCCAGAACTCTTGCGCGGTCATGTATTCATTGGGGGCGCATTCAAGCAGGTGGTAGAGCGGGTGTTTGGTCGCCGGTACGCGGTGGCGGTCATCGGTTTTGTAGAGTTTGCACGGCAGCATGCCGACACTTTCCGATAACACGCGCACGCAATTAAAGACGGTGGCCTGTTGCATGGCGCTGCGCGTGGTAATGCTCTGGCCGGAAAAGGTCAGCCAGCCTGATTGTGCTAAGGCTTCTTGGATAAAGCCTTTGCTGAATAAGCGTTTTAAGCCTTTGGTTATCCCCATGACAGTCTTCTTACTCCGTATTTTAAAAGATGCTCGGACAGGTCGTTGTGGTCGCCTTGGTATTCGGATACGCCCACCGCCATCGCCAAAGCAACAATGCCGTCTATGCGGCCATTGGCTTTTAATTTGTCAAATTTGCGGTTTTCTTGGCTGTCGCAGGTGACGGTCGCGCAAGCGGCGTTCCATCGTAAACAGGGGTTTTTGGCTACTTTTAGTTGACCGTCTTTTAGCGCTTGTTCGAGCAAGTCGATTGAACGCGACATCCACAGTTGGCTTTTTTCTGATTTGAAGTAGCCTTGCCCGTGTGGCACTAAATTCAATTTAAGGTTTTGCGCCTCGGCTTCGCGTTTTAATCGTTTGATGCTGTACGGGTCGTAGGCAATCTGCTTAATGTTAAAGCGCTGATTTAAACGACCAATCCGCGCCGCGACATAGCCAAAGTCAATCATGCTGCCGGGCTCGGCATGAATAAAGCCTTGTTCTAACCAGAGGTCATAGGGCACGCGGTCTTTTTCTTTGTATTCGTAGAGCGTGTCTTTCGGTCGCCAAAATTCAACGGCGGCGACCCCTAAATGAGGAAAGTACAGGGCAAAGGCGGTTAAGTCGCGGGTGTTGGATAAGTCCAGCCCGCCAAAGCAAAGCTCGCCTTCGTCAATATCCTCCAAACTAAACTCTTGCTCGCAAGCCAGCCAGACCTCGCCACTTATCCACGGATTGGCGGCATCGACCCATTGGCAAAAGTTTAGGCGTTTAACCACGCTTTGTTTGGAGGGCATGCCGCGTGCCTCTCTCACTTGGCCGCGTAGGTAGTCGATTGTCGGCAGTCCATAGGGCAAGCTGGGATTGGCTTTTGCCCAGCAGGTCTCATCTTTTAGCGGGTCTTCGCCTTCATCTAACGCGCAAATGTAGGCAAAGAAGCGGTCATCTTGCTCCATGCCGCTGGCGACTTTTTGGCCGTATTCGTGGTAGTGCCAGCAGACAGAGGTTCTATCATGGCCGCTGTTGGTTATCATGATAATTAAAGCGTTTTTGTCTTTTTTAATACCGGCTCGCATCATGTCGATGACGTGCGCGGTTTTGTGTTCGTGGATTTCATCCAATAAAACAATGTGCGGGCGCGGTCCCGATTGTCCGTCTTCGCTGCTAATCGCTTTAAACAGGCTGCCGCTTTCTTCGTGCGAGAGTTGGTGACAATTTAAGCCGCGTCCGTGCTTTTTAATCCGGCGGCTTAAATAAGGCGATTGGTCAACCATCGCAACCGCATCCCTGAATAAGATTTTGGCTTGGTCTTTTTTGGTCGCGGCGGCGTAAACCTCTGCCCTTGGCATGTTGTCCAGTAACATCCCATACAGTCCGATAGCTGCCGCTAAAGGGCTTTTGCCGCTGCCTTTGGCGGTCTCGATGTAGGCGACTTTAAAACGGCGGTGGCCGTCTTGGGTTTTCCAGCCCATTAAGCTGCCTAAGATAAAGGCTTGCCACGGGTTTAATTTAAAGGGCTTGCCTTCGTATTCGTCGCCATTAAGACACAAAACCTGCTCGCAAAAATCAATGGCATGCTGCGCGGCGTTTAAATCAAAAGCTAAGCCGCGCCCTTTGCCCGCTTTTAAATCGTCTAAATGCCGCTGGCAGGCGTTTTTAACCGGCTGGCCTGCCAGCAGTTCGCCCGCTAATACGGCGCTTGCGTAGGCAGTGACGCGGTCTTGCTTCACGGTAAAAACCGCTCCCACGGCATAGCCGCAATCAGTAGGGCAAAACCTGCGCATGTCGCAAAAATCAGCGCCGCCGTCGAGTAACGTTTGCCAACAATGCCTGCATCGTGCTCATTCATTTTTCCATCTACCTTAATGGACGTTTTTGCATTACAATTTTTCACATTGACCCTCCCTTACAGGGTTAAATCCTTAAAGCCCTCGCTTGTTCGCAGCAAGCGGGGCTTTGTTTTTACCGCGCTACCACCAGCGAATAGCGAGCACAAAAGGCGTGGCGCACAGCAATAAAATGCCCACACCAATACAAAATCGTATAAACGGCGAAAATTCGCCCGTCATCTCTAAACCTTTCATGGCAAAAGGCGCTCCCACGGTAATGCTGCCGATAGCGCGGCTAATCCAAATAACCAGCCAATGCCCGTCAGCAGAATGAAGCGCCAATTGGGCAAGTTTTTTGAGGCTTTCATAATTAAAGCCACTCCTTTAAAATCCAACATGACCTCTTGCTCCTATCAAGGGGTTGTCATCCTTAAAGCCCGCCGGTTGCCGCCAGCGGGTTTTGTTTTATTCAGCTAAAAAATTTCTGCTCGATGGCATCGCCTTCATCCTTCGTTTTGATGAGGTCGGCCAGCGCTTTTCTCGAAAGCGGCGTTAGGCCAAATTGTTTTGCTAAGGTGTCTGCTCGTTTTTCGGCGCGGTCGCGCAGCGTGTGTAGCGGGGAGACGTTTTGATAGCTCTCGCCTTGCATGTGGAGGTCGCCGCTGAACGGCTCTTGCTCATTAAGTGCGCGGATTTGACGAGTGAAGCGGATGTAGTCGCTTATCGCGGTGCAGTATTGCGCCAGCGCTTGGCTGTCTAAGTGCGTTAATAACCCCAGCGCCGATAGCTCGCCGGTTAAATGCGTAAAAAGCGCCGCCGCTTCTTTGTCCATCCAGTCCGGGCAGACCGGTAAGCCTTCACTGAGCGCGGTTCTTTTGCCATTCACCGCCGGTTTTATCCCAGGCCTTCTGCCGGAAAAAGCTGTACCCGCCATGTCTTACCAGTCTCCGCTTAAGGGGTTGCCTTGCGCGTCGCAGCCCCTTAGCTGGCCGCCGCGCTCTAACCGCGCCTTGTGCGCGTCGTGACAGTGTTTGCACAGCGGCTGCCAGTTGCCGCTATCCCAAAAAAGACGCTGCGCTTGTTGGATTGCCCCCGCGTCTGCGCTCTCTAACGCCTGCCCCAGCTTGTGCGGCTTAATGTGGTCTACGACCGTTGCCGCTGTGGTGCGCCCTATCTGCTGGCAATACGCGCACAGGGGATGGCGCTGCAAAAAGGTGCTCCGCGCCTTGCGCCAGCGCACGCTGTGGTAAACGTGGCTATGCTGGCTCATCGCTTTTGCCTTTAATGCCCAGCTTGTGCTTAATCCATTGGGTGTAAAACAGGTTGACAAGGTCGGCACCGTTGCAGGCAATCATTCCGCCAATCCCACCCGCCAGTAAGCGCGAGTGCCCGCCATCCAAAAGCACTAAAGCCGCACACATGCCAAAAGTGAATGACGCGCCCCACCGCAAAAGAACGCGCTTAACCAGCTCGCCAAAGGTTATCCCCGCTACGGCATCCGCTCGCCACAGTTCACCAGACAAACCGGCAAGGCTGATTAGCGCAACAATCCATAACGGCAGGTCGGATAAGGTTTCGTGCTGATTGGCGGGCATTTAACTAAACTTTTAATAGATAAATTCTATCGTTTGTATTGTTTTTAATAGTTCTTGTCAAGATAGACCCCTCTCCATTTTCCAACTTCACGCACAAAAAGGGGCGTGGGGGGGTTATTCCTGCCAACCCTTCAAACTTTTTTACCTCCCCTACCCCTTTTTTCTATTATTTTGTGGTGAATTATTGCGAAACAAAAAATAAATCAAATTTGTTGTATTGTTATCGGTTTTGTTGTATTTTGTTGCTCATTCAATCGGTAGAGACCCATCATGAAGTGCAGCGAGTTCCGGCGGTGGTTGCTAAGCCAAGGCGTGACCTTTCAAAAGGGCAAAGGCAGCCACTTCAAGTTGACTGCACCGAATGGCAACCGCAGCGTCTTTGCCGACCACGGCAGCGCGGAAATGCCAGAACCCACCCGCAAGGCCATTATTAAGCAGCTTGGCTTGAATTGAGAGGAGCAGCGCCATGTACCACTACGCACTACGCTTTGAGCCGACAGAAGCAGGCATTGCCGTGTTTTGCCGCGATTTGCCGGAATTAACCAGCTACGGCAAAGATATTGAACACGCCCTGCAAGAAGCGGTGGATGCGATAGAAACCACACTATCGATTTACGTCGACCAACGCCGCGCCATTCCACAAGCGAGCACAGCTCGTGCAGGCGAGCGCGTGATTTATTTGCCGGTAGCGACCGTTGCCAAGATTGAGCTATGGAACGCCATGCAAGAGCAGGGCATGCGCAAGGCGGACTTATGCCGCTTGTTGGGGATTAGTCCACCACAAGGTGACAGGCTGGTTGACTTCTTGCACCCATCGAAAATCAGCACGCTAGAAAGCGCGTTAGCTAAATTGGATAAGCGCTTAATGGTTTACGCAGAGGCGGCTTGAGCCGCGCTCCATCATCAGCCTTACCGTTTCTATTGCCCGCCCTGCTTTCACCATCGCGGGGTCGCAGCGGTAGACATTCCAGTGAAGGCGCATGGCCGCGTCGTACTTGATAAGGTCATC